TATGCAACCGCCTATGCAACCGCCTATGCAACCGCCTATGCAACCGCCTATGCAACCGCCTATGCAACCGCCTATGCAGCCACCTATGAGTCCTGCTCCGGAACAACAAGCTATGGAGATCGAAGAACGGGGCGAGATGGAAGGCGAACAAGTAGGTCTGGATTACCTAGCACAAACAATGGACGGTATTGACGCGGCAGAAGATGTTGAAGAAATGATCAACGCCATTCGGGGCAATCAAATGCCTCTAGAAACACGGCGCATGGAACTTGCTGAGTTTGTTGGTCAGGATGACGCAATGGCAACTCCCGAAACTGTACTGGCAATGGTACAACCAACCATTATGATGAGCGAAGAAGGCGCTATGAACAGCGGTATTGGCGATTTAATGCGTCAAATGACCGAGGACGTAGACATGTCTACGGAAGTTGGAATGCCTACTGATATGGGAGAAGGTGTGGGTTCCTTGATGGCTGCGGGCGCACCAATGATACAAGAGCCGGTGCAAGGATTTGCCCAAGGCGGTGCTGTAAAAAAGTTTGAAGAGGGCGGGGGTGCCACTTCGGGTTTAACCGGGCTTTATGACGAATACCTGCCTTTTTTTCAAAACATAGCAGGTGCTACAGACGACGAACGTAAAAAAGATTTTGGTTTAGCAATGGCTAAAGCGGGCTTTCAATTTGCCTCGGGCCGTGGGCCAAAAGGCGAAAACATTTCGGGTCAGCCTATTTTGTCTCAACTAGGTTCTGTCGGCACTCAATTTGCAGACGACGTTGGTGTAATAGAAAGAGATCGCCGTAAACAAGGTATTGGACTTCGCACGTTAGCGGCTCAATCAGCTATTACCACAAAAACGGCGGAAACCTCCGCACGAGCAGAACTGCTAAGAGATCGCCGTAAAGCTCAGTACGCGATGGCTCTCGAAAGAGCTAAATTGCTATATAAACCCGGTGACTTTGAAGTAAGCCAAACGGGCGAAGACGTGGATGGAAGAAAAATTTTTCAGGTTGTAAACAAGCAAACAGGAAAGGTTTCGACCATTACGCCCGGTAATGACCCCAAGAGTAACGCCGAATACGATTTTTTTGTGGATCAAGGGAGTATAAACGGAGCAATTATAGGGCCAAACGGTTCCCGCGACAGTACGCCAGAAGGTTCCGGCGACAGAACGCCAGAAGATCCCAGCGTCAGTACGCCAGAAATTTCCAGCGACAGAACAATTAGTCTTGGTGGAGACACTGAGCAAGGTCGTTTATTTAGAGGTGTTATGATTCCTTTAGATGAATACAAAGTTGGGTCGTTGAACGAGCGGGATACCAATATTTACGAAACTAAACTACAGAAATATTTAGGAACTAGCGTTGACCCAACTACGGCAACGTTAACATTTGAAAACAAACCCAGCCATTACATATTAAACTCTATTGCGGGCCGATTTAAAAAGGGCCTTCCAATAGGTTTGAATGAAGACTTGGTTCAATACGCGGTAGAGTACGCTAAAGACCCTTCAAAAAGTATTTTGGAGCAATTAGCCGTCCAAACTGCAGAAATTGAAAAATTGTCAGTAATTCCAAGAGATTTTGTCGCGTCGGAAACTTATGGACCTGCTGAGTCTGCCCTAGCAGCTTTGTCTCATGGCGCAGAACTTTTCCGCGAATTAAACATGCCGTATTTTTCTAACATGGATTCAATGCAACGCGGAAGAAAAATCTCTCAGCAAAAAAGATACTTAGACACCCTTGCTAACGTAACTTTAAAAGCTATGCTATCTGAACTTGATACCGGGCGTCCTTTGGCAAGCGTAGTTGAGGTTATTAAAAGGCAGACCGATAAAGTTAAATCAGGTGCGTTTTCTACAGACCTTGCTGCCGTTCAAAACATGAACGCAATTATTTTAGAATTAAAAGCCGGTAAAGAAAAAGTAAACTTTTTCTTAAATAATAAAAAAGGGATAGACCCGGAAAAAGTAAGCCTTGCTAAAGGTTTAAACCTTGAATTATCGCAATTAATTAATTCATATGAATTTATTATTTCAGGGCTAAACCTTGAATTGGAGAACATTGAAGACTTAGGAGTTCCTGTTCAAGACCCGGAAAAAGTAAACTCAACTAATCCGGCAGAAGACGCGGCACGAGAGATGTTAGAAAGATTGAGGAAAAGATAAAATGCCAACAGCGGTATACCCCGGCTCTCCAGCGTACTTTTCGGAACAGTACCCGGCAAAAGAAGTTGCCGAAACTACTGTTCCGCCTCAAAAATTAATTGATTTTGAAGCTGATTTTGCGCCTTTAATTCGCCAATACGGTTTGTCTAACAGCGTAAAAGCGGTGGTGGATTTAGAAGAGGGTCCTGGGGTTTATGAAGATTTAAGAAATTCAGCAAAGCTTAACGACTTAGAGATTATGCAAAGACATTTGCAGATAGAAAAGTCAGACATCCCTATTGCTTCTATGCGTAACGAGGGTCTTGGCCGAGATGAAATTACTAAAGTTTTTCTTCAAAACTTGGGTTTAACCGAAATAGAACTGGCTAAAACCGGGATTGATTCGCAAGAATTTTTAAATACCTTCGCTAAAGGCCGTGATTTAGCAATGACCGAAGGAGTTTCAGAAGGCGGGGCTCGTAGTGTTGTAGCAGGTGCTCCTGCTGTTGCGGGCATGATAGCCGGTGCAGCAGCCGGTGCTCCGTTTTTTCCCCCTTATGGGGCAATAATTGGAGGAGGAGCCGGTTTAATTCTTGGCGCTGTTGGAGGATCGTTTGCGGAACAAGCTGTGTTTGATGACTCCCCTATTTTAGACGAAGGCGTCAATGCTGCGATGGAATCAACGAAGGTTTTTGGCGAAGCAATTATTGGTTTATCCGCCCCCTACGCTTTTAAAAAAATCGGCAACTATGCGTTGACGAAACAAGCGGGTTTCTTCAAAACAATGGCGGATTCTATTCGGCTTCGTTCCTTCAACAACACGGTAAACCCGGTGTTTCAAGCAGGAGTTACTCCTCGACATTTAGAGTATTTTGAAAAAACAGACCCGGTGATGTTTAGGTATTTGCAAGACTACATAGGTAGGAAACGCGCTGCCGCGTCCTACGCTACTGAGGCTACCAGCGCCACAGGATCGGCCGCCGCAGTTGCTGCTGCAGAAATCGGCGACCCCGGTTCCGCTATTACGCGAACAGCTGCGGAAATAGGTGGCGCTGTTGTTATTTCTCCTTTTAATGTCCTGGGTTGGGTTCCTTACTTTGTAGCCGCAAAAGACGGTTTGGAAGCAGATGCGGCGGCGTTAGCTTCCGGGCTTACGGATCAATCCACAAAAGAATTGCGAGTTGGTACTGCTTTACGGGAATATTTACTTTCTCGGGGGGAAGACCCCGACGATATGGTAGAACAACTTCGAAATCCCACGTTTACGAAACTAATAGACGAAGCCGCTCTTGCACAAAGTCAAGGATCAGTAACAACGTTTCCCGAAAACCGCCGGTTTGATTTGACTGATAGGGTTTTGCCGGATGAAAAAGGAAACGTTGAGGGTTTTGATCGTCCTTTGGCTCGTTCCGAAAGTGAAATACAAGCTCCTAATTCCAGGGCGCTTACAAACAGCGCAACGTTAGAGTTAATCGAAGGACAATTAAGAGCTTTAAACGGTCGTTTTGGCGCGGATATTCAAACCGCAATTGACAAGCAAGCACAAGACATAAACAGCGTGATTAGCGCGTTAAGAATAACGGGCGGCAAAAATGCTTTACACACCGCCGCAGTGTTGCGGGAAAGACGGTTTGAAGAGCTAGTAACGCAACGTTTTGAGCACGCCATGAACCAAGCGAGTTTAGCGACAAAAAACCTACAACTCGACGACCCCGAAGCAGTTAACGAAGCTAGTAAAAAAATTGACGCGATTATTAATAACATGTTTATAGCGGTAAAAGCCCAAGAAAAAAAGCTATACGATCTTGTGCCAAAAAACATAAAAGTTCCTCAAACCGCTTTAGTTGCAGAAATTCAAGAGCAAATGAAAACTAACGTGCCGGAAGTGGTAAACGAATTGTTTCCTAAAGTAGCAAGAGCTACCGAGGCTAAGTTTTCAGAAGCAACCAAAGTGGCTGCTTTAGACTCTCGAATTAATTTCTTACAAGAATTTAATAACGCCATAAAACCGGATTACACAAAATCTATTGGTGAAGGTCCTAAGTGGACTGAAGAAATGAAAACGGCAACCGGTTTAGAAAAATACCAATTAGAGCCTGAGTTAAGAAGGTTAAAAGAAGAACGGGCCGAGTTGGGAGAAGTAGAGGAACTTGTTCCCCCGACTATGGAACAAATGAAAAACTACCGTACTTTTTTACTAGGACAGGCACAAGTTTCAAAAGCTGGTAAGACCCCGGATTTGATAGATCATCGGGTTTATTCTTCTTTGGCGGAAGCCATCCGCGTAGACATGAACAACATAGAAGAAATTCAAGCGTTAAACTCGGACGTTATTTCGGGTAATGACTTAGAGGCTTTAGACAAAGCGCGAGCATACGGAAAGGCGATGCGTGACGTATTTCGTCGTGCTTTCCCAAACGACTTGATTGTACAAAAATCTAGTGGCGAAAAGTTTGTTGATCCGGAATTAGTGTTTAAACAAGTAATTAAAGGAACAGACTCCGAAACTAAAATAAAACTTAAACAACTTAACGATGCAGTTAGCTTTTTGACAGACCCCAACACTCCTGGGGGGTTATCCGGAGATCCTTTAACAAGCGCAGTTGTTGAGGGTGGTTTAGACGATTTAAACACCGCTTACGATTTGATTTTTCGTAATATGGTGGATAACCCTACATACATCGATGAATCAGGAAACCTTAAAGACGTTGCAGTAGACCGGTTTTTACGAACAAACGAACAATCTTTGAATTTAATTCCCGGTTTAAAAGACGATTTATTAAACGCTAAAAAACGACGAACTTTGTTTCTTCAAGCGCAAGAAAGAACAAAAAACAATACTCTTGCGAAGAAGTTTTTTGCTTCTAACTTTTTCCAAAATGTACTTGGTGAAAAACCTTTTGCCGCTATAGACACCATTGTAAAAGGAAGAAACACTCACCGGGATTTCCGGGAGTTTGTAAAAAAAATGCGGGTAGCAGCTACTCGCTCTGAAACTAGTGGGGTCACCGAGCAAGAATATAAACGCGGTTTGCGGCCCGTTACCGTAAATCAAGTGGATACAGAAATACGAGACGCTGTTTTTGAGTCTGCGGTGAACTACGCAAGCGCCACGGGTGACGCTATCAGTGACATGCCGAACTTTAAAAAAATGCATTCGTACTTTTTTGAGGCGGGCGGTAAAAACCCTCCGTTTGTTGATGTTTTAGTAAAAACAGAAATAATGACTGTTGCAGAAAGACTTCGGTTAGAAAAACTTTTACTAGCCGGGGAAGGTGCCCAAAAAAGAATAACTGCCCCCGGTTTTAACGCGGTAGAAGAAGTAGAGACAGGAACGGATATCTTAACGAACCTTTTAGTACGGGCAGGAGGAGCGGGAGTCGGCGGTAAAATAGGTAAAGCTTTACCGGGTGATTCTACTTTGATTGCCAATAGTGCGGGCGCACAAGCCGCGTTAAGGTTACTAGACGCAATCCCTGTCAAAGACACCAATAAGATTTTGCAGGAAGCCATTAAAGACCCGGATTACTTAGCTTTGTTGCTAGATCGCACTATTGTTGCGGGTGAACCGAAAACAAAACTGGGCAGACTTTTACAGATATTTAAAGTTAAAAAGTTAAACGCTTACTTTAAAAACGCGTTAGGAATACCGGCAGGTCAGGCTTTAACTCAAGATGATTTTTCCGAAGAAGACGAGCAACAATTCCGAGCAAATCCTTTTTCAGGAGGACGTTCTTTAGGCGACGACCCGTCTTTCGATGCTATAAAACAAAGTAATTACCCCGGTTTTGGTTTTGAAAGAAAAAACCAAAGCAACAGCGCACCTATTGATCCGCCTCAACCGGCCGCCGCTCCACCGCCGCAAGCGCAAGCTGCTCCACCAAACCCGCAGCTTAGACAACGCTACGCGGCTATGTACCCTAACGACCCTATTTCAGGGCTCATTGAGCAACAGGCTATGCAGACGGGTATCGGGACCCTTCCGACTTAGGACAACCAATCTCGGGTTTCTTCGCCCAGCACTTGTTGAGCCAGACTGACTTTGTTCTTTAACGCCTTGATAATCTTTTCATCGACGGTGTTTGGACTGACCAAATCTACATATAAGACGTGATGTTCCTGTCCAATTCGATGGGCACGGTCCTCGGACTGCAGTCGTATCTCAAGATCGTAAGAGTTATTGTAATAAATGACGTTCGTTGCTTCCGTCAAAGTTAGCCCATAGCCCCCTGTCTTGGGGTTTGCTACCAGAAAACGTAACTCAGACTCCGGTTCTTGAAACAAACGAACAATTTCGTCCCGGTCGCCCTGAGAAGTTTGCCCGTAGAACACGGCCGACGAGTCGTGGCCGTACCGAGTAGCCAAAGCGTCCGCAATGCGACGAATATCCCATACATAAGACGCCCAAATAATAACTTTTCCAATCATTTCATCAATTACATTGAGCATTTCATTCATTCGGTTGCTGTCTAACGCTTGTATGTCGCCGTCGTCCGTCCGTAAATGCCCGCAACAAATCTCCTGAAGACGCATAATCTGGGTCAAAACGCTCTGGGTTGTGGATAACTCGCCCTTTTCAAGCAACGCAAGCGCATATTCCTTCATTTGTTTGTAAGCTTTGTCCTGTTCATTCGTTAACTCTACGTTACGGGTCATATAAACTTTTTTAGGCAGATCTAAACAATCTTCTTTCAACACTCGATTAGAAAACGTCTCTAGTTTTTTGTTTAACTCCTCCAGGTTCCGGTAACCGGTAATCTGTTGAAAGCTTCTTGCGCCAAACTGGCGTTGTTGCACCACGGCATAACGGCCTTGAAAGCCGTAATAAGACTCAAACCCTAAGATGTCCGGGCCTAAAAACTCACATTGCGAGTACAAATCCATTGGATTCTTGGTAATCGGAGAACCTGTCAGTATTCGTTTGTATTTTGCAACTTTACCCAATTTGATTATGTTTTTAGTGCGTTGAGCACTGCGGTTTTTAATCGAGGTGCTTTCGTCCACTACCACAAAATTGTCTTTATTAATTTCTAAAAACCGCTTGGAAACTAACGTGCCTTTCTTCGTTGAAAGAGCTTCTGTGTTCATCACTAAAATACGAAGAACCTTTTTACCGGTGCCGCGGGCTACTTCTGTCAGTCTTTTCTTAAACTTTTGTGTTTGATTCGGTTGCCACAACAATATATCGGTTTCTACTTCGTCCGAAAGATGTTGTGGAATCTCTTTGTTTACCCAATTAGAGTACACGCCTTTCGGAGCAATGATTAGAGCAACTTCAATCTTCCCTTCGACAAACAACGACCCCATTGTGTCGATGGCAACTTTGGTTTTTCCAGTCCCCATCTCCATAAACAACGCGTAAGCTGGTTTTTTCCAAGATTCGTCATACGCCGTCAATTGGTGTTGATAGGGCACCGTTTTAAAGTTATACATTTCTTCTCTTTGTGGTTGACACATGAGAGTATATGGGAGTAGTCTTTGCTTGGGAAGTGTCGAAAGGCACTTAATTTACTAAAAACGAAAGAGGAAGCACGATGGGTGACCCCCTTGATAATCTGATCGCAGAGATCGAAGGCGACAGTGAAAGTAGTCTTGATCTGCCCGAAAATGATGGGATTTCCAGTATTGCGAAGATTGCGGAACAGATCTTAGCAAAACAGCAGGAAGTTGAAAACCTCACCGAAAACCTAAAGAAAGTGAAAGCGAAACTGCTCAAGCTCACGGACGAAGAATTACCGTCTGCGATGCAGGAGTTGAACGTCAGCAGCTTTTCCTTGGGCGACGGCAGCCAAGTAACCTTGAAAGCGACTTACGGCGCTCGCATCAGCGAGGATAACCGTGATGACGCCTTTGAGTGGTTACGGGTGCGAAACGAGGCCGACATTATCAAAAATACGGTGACAGTACGTTTTAATCGGGAGCAGGACAACGAAGCGCAAGCTTTGGTGGATGACTTAGTTCAAAGACAAATGTCTCCAGAGCAAAGATCCGAAGTACACCCCCAGACTTTGAGGTCATGGGCAAAGACCCGTATCGAAGAGGGTAAGGAGCTAGACATGACTTTGTTTGGCGTTTGGGTCGGTCAACGAGCGGAAATTAAGAGGACTTGATAATGGTTAAAGAAGTATCTGAAACAGCGCCAAAAGGCGTGGCAGAAATGAACACATCTTTGTTCGAGGAAGATGCGGGTATTGGTATGGCGATGGACCAAGAGGATTTGGCATTGCCCTTTTTGAAAGTATTGTCGGCGATGGACCCCGTGATTCAAGAGGGGGAGATCGATGCGAAGCCGGGGGACTTGTTTAACACGGTCACCGGGACCGTATACAGGGGCAAGGACGGTTTAAAAGTGATACCGTGCCATTACGAGCGCAGATTTTTGATGTGGACTCCACGGGGCTCTGGTCAATCGGCACCGTTGAACATGTACGGGCCGGGCGACGAACGACCTGAGACCAAACGGGACGAAAACGACAACAAGGAGTACGTTGTTGGCGGGGAAGGCGAGTACATCGAAGAAACTCACCAACATTATGTGGTGATCATAGAGGACGATGGTTCCTATAACACAGCTTTGATTCCGATGAAGAGCACGCAACTTAAAAAATCTCGGAAATGGAACAGCATGATTGCTTCTCGGACCATGCTAAACGGCAAGGGGGAGGCGTTTCAGCCCCCACGTTTCTCACATGTTTACAAGTTGTCTACTTCGCAGGAGAAGAACGACAAGGGTTCTTGGCATGGGTGGAACATTGAACTGGACGGTCAGGTTGGAGACGCGAACCTTTACCGAGCAGCGAAGACTTTCTACGAATCCATAAAAGGTGGAGAAGTAACGGTCAAGCATACTCAAGAAGGTTCAACCCAGAGCGAGGAAGATACCCCGTTCTAACCGAATCGGCGCGGTGGCGTCGAAAGGCCCGGCATCCGTCTTCAGCCGCCGGGCCATCCACCGGCTCCGAGAAATATTATGATACAAAAATTTAGTACAATTTTCGATGGTTTACGTGCGGCATACGGCACTTTTAAGATCGAAAAGCGCAACGAAAAAGGCAAAGCTACCGGCAAAGCCATGATTATTCGCGAACCACGCACTGAGTTGACGTGGGAGGGCCATCTAAGTGGCAAAGGCCAGTCTGTTGGCATTATTCCAATCAACGAAAGCAACGAGTCCCGGTGGGGTTGTATTGACATCGATGTCTACAATTTTGACCATCAGGCTTTCATTAAACGGGTTCAGGCGGCGAAGCTGCCATTAGTGGTTTGCCGAAGTAAATCCGGTGGGGCTCACGTCTTTCTATTTACGTCCGACTTTATTCCGGCGAAGGACATGCAGGACGTGTTGACTCGGTTATCGGTGTCCTTGGGACACGCGGGCTGCGAGATCTTTCCGAAACAGGTTGTGTTGAACCTAGAGCGTGGTGACGTGGGAAACTTCCTGAACATGCCTTATTACGACCATGAGAATGGTCTTCGCTACGCGTTTAAGGCAGATGGAACCGCCGCAAACATTGAAGAATTCTTTGAGCTTGTTGACGAGAACGTCCAGACCCACGAGCAAATGTTAGCTTTAAATTTGGAAGAGGACTCAGCAAGCCCTATTGTGGACGGCCCACCCTGTTTACAGATCCTGTGCCGGGAAGGCATAGGCGAGGGCGCGAGAAATAATGGACTTTTTAACGTTGGGGTCTACCTTCGTAAAGCTTACCCCGAGACCTGGGAGTCTGAGATCCTTACCCACAACATGCAGTTTATCAACCCACCGTTGCCGCTAGGCGAGGTCAACGCGGTGGCGAAACAGTTGGAGCGAAAAGATTACACGTACAAATGTAAGGACGCGCCCATCAACAGTTATTGCAATAGCGAGCTTTGTCGAACCCGGAAGTTTGGCATTGATGCGTCCTCCGCTGCGGCGAAAATCGCTAACTTGAGGAAATACAATTCGATACCGCCAGTGTGGTTTCTGGACGTCGAGGGAAAACCCCTTGAGATGCAGACCGACGATCTATTGAACCAAGCTGCTTTTCAGAAAGCGTGTGTCGATCAGTTGAACTTTTTGCCACGGACCATGCAAAAGGCCGTTTGGGAAACCCGTATCAACACTTTGTTGGTCGAGATGTCTGAAACCGAAGGGTCGATTATAGAGGTTTCGAGGGACGTTTCGGTTAACGGCATATTTATGGATCATCTGGAAGAATTTTGTACGGGCCATCAGGCGGCCGAAGAAAAAGAACAGATACTGCTCAAGCGACCTTGGACCGACGAGGATGTAGAAGAAACGTACTTTAGGCTGAAGGATCTGGAAGCTCATCTGGTCAAGGCAAATTTCAAGCATTACAAGACGCACCAGATTGCACAGCGATTGCGAGAGATGAACGGTGAGGCTGCACAGATTAAGATTGCCACCAAGAACGTCAGGCTTTGGAAGATACCCGCCTTTAAAATTAATAGGGTGGTTGTTGCCGAGCCACAATTTACTAGCGAGGAGGACATACCGTTTTGAAAAAAGCAGATGGCTTAGATGAGGCTATTTTGGGGACGGCCACACGTCCTGATCTTCCCGAAATTTTGGTGTACGACTATTACAAATGCGTAGACATTTTCATGGAAAATAATGAATGGACGGAAGAAGAAGCACTTGAGTGGATGGATTTCAATGTGATCAACGCTTACGTCGGAAAGGACACCCCTATTTTTGTTATAATAGAACGCTAAATGCAACGCATCTTTGGCCCCCCCGGAACCGGCAAAACGACCACACTATTGAATCTAGTAGACCGCTCGCTATCGGACGGCACACCCCCCAACAAGATCGCGTTCTTTGCCTTCACTCGAAAAGCCGCTTCAGAGGCGAAGGAGAGGGCCTGTGAGCGGTTTGGACTCGATCCGCGACAGGACTTACCTTATTTTAGAACTATCCACTCACTGGCGTTTTATTTGACCGGGTTGAAATCGGACCAGCTAATGACTGCCCAACATTACAGAGAGGTTGAAAAAAAGATTGGAATTTCTTTGGTGAGTGGCGAAACCTCTTTATATGAAGTCGAATCCGATTTGTCCAACAGTTTGAAAAAAGAGTCCGACCTGTTGCGGTTGATTACGCTGTCCCGGTTGAAAAAGACCTTGCTCAGAACAGAATACAACTTTAGCGACCTTGATTATGAGTGGGTCGAGGTGGACTACGTTGCACGGTGCTTGGTTCAGTACAAAAAAGCGCATGGCCTGTATGATTACACCGACATGCTGGAATTGTTTGCCCAGTCGGCACATCAAACCTGTCCTCGTTTTGAACTGGCAATGTTGGACGAGGCGCAGGATTTAAGCCCACTGCAATGGGACATAGCCCACGCTATCGAGGAAAAATCGGAGCGCATGTACTGCGCGGGGGACGATGACCAAGCAATTTACAAATGGTCTGGGGCCGACGTGGAGCACTTCATCAACCTGCCGGGCGGTAGTGAGGTACTGGAGCAAAGTTACCGAGTACCCCGAAAGGTACACGAGGTGGCAGAACGCATCTGTAATCGCATCAAACGGCGGTTTCCGAAGAAGTATTTGCCTCGGCAAGAAGAAGGAAAGCTAGAACGCATCACCGGGTTTGAAGAACTCGACTTGAACCACGGCACTTGGTTATTTCTATCCCAGGCGCAGTATTTTTTAAACTCAATCAAGAGTCATTGCAAATCCCAAGGTTATTTTTACGAATCGCAGTCCGGCCACAGTTTGCGGTTAAAAATCAGAGAAGCGTTAGAGGGCTGGAAAGCCTTGCAGCGCGGGCATCCGGTCACTTACGATTTTGCCAAGACGTTGTATTCGTACATGTCGGGCAACGGAGGCCGGGTTGAAAGAGGCTTTAAAAAAATTCTTGGGGAAGAAGACGATACGTTTACGTTTGAAGATCTGAGGGACAACAACGGTTTGTTGGCGACTCTCGACATGTCATGGCAACAAGCCTTGGATAAGGTTCCAGACGTTGATGTAGCTTACATCAACGCACTGTTGCGCCGGGGCGAAGACCTCACGGCCCTGCCCCGCATTAAACTGAGCACGATCCACGGGGCGAAGGGCGGCGAGGCAGAGAACGTGGTGCTTTATACCGATTTGACCGCAGCAGCCGAACAGTCGATGGAAAAGGACCCGGATTCTTTGCATCGTGTGTTTTATGTGGCGGTGACCAGAACAAAGCAGAATTTATACTTGGTTGAACCAGAAAACTTTTACCGGAGTTACCCATTGTGAAATCGTTAGAAGAACAGGTAGCCGGGGCACATTACAAGAACCAGAAGATTCAACCGATTGAATACATTCTGGCAAATGAGTTGCCTTTCATTGAGGGCAACATCGTGAAATACATCACGCGATGGCGGGAGAAAGGGGGAATCGAAGACTTGAAAAAAGTTAAGCATTACGTTGAAATCCTCATGGAGTACGAAGATGGAAAAAGAAACTAGGTTGCAATTCCCCTTGTTCACGCCGGAATCAGAATGGACGGCCCCGTTTGAATTAAAAGATCTTACGGACGCGAAAGAAATTGCCATTGACCTCGAAACACGAGACCCGCATCTGAAAGAAAGTGGTCCGGGCTGGCCCAGAGGTGACGGGGACGTGGTCGGTATCGCCGTGGCGACAGAAGGATTTGAAGCTTACTACCCAATCGCTCACGCCGGGGGCGGTAATCTGGACAAAACAATCGTGCTGCGCTGGCTCGAAAAACAAATGTCCACCAACTGTCCAAAGATCATGCACAACGCGCCCTACGATTTGGGCTGGATGAAGGCATTGGGGGTGCCGGTCAACGGGCCCATTATCGACACGATGGTCATGGCGGCGCTGTTAGACGAGAACCGATTCTCCTATTCGCTCAACGCCCTCTCTTACGATTATTTGGGCCTCGCAAAGTCGGAAAAGCTCTTGACCCAGGCGGCAGTAGATTTTGGTGTCGATCCAAAAGCCGAGCTGTGGAAACTGCCGAGCCAGTTTGTGGGGCCTTATGCCGAGCAAGACGCAAGGTTAGCTTTTGATTTATATAAGTTTTTTCGTTTAGAACTCAACAAGGAAAGCTTGGAGACTGTCTTTGATTTAGAAACTCGATTGACTCCGTGCCTGATTGACATGACATTTCGTGGCATCCGCGTGGACATGGAAAAATGTGAGAGAACCAAGCAGGATTTGATTAAAAAAGAAAAGGTAATACTCAAGCAAATTAAAGCAATGATTGGGGTCGATGTGGAAATCTGGGCAGCGTCGTCACTTTCAAAGGCGTTTGATAAGCTCAAGATCAAGTATGCCCGGACGACTACGGGTCAGCCGTCTTTTACCAAGTCTTTCTTGTCCGATCACCCGCACGAGTTTGCCAAACTTGTGGTGCAAGCGCGTAGCCTGAACAAAATTCAAGGGACGTTTGTCACGTCGATTATGAAGCACGTGTCCAAAAAAGGAAGGATTCACGGCCACATCAACCAACTGCGCTCCGACCAAGGCGGCACCGTCTCCGGCCGGATCTCGATGAGCAATCCCAATTTGCAACAGATCCCGGCACGTGACCCGGAACTCGGCCCCTTGATCCGCAGCTTGTTTCTCCCTGAAGAGGACGAGCAGTGGGCGGCCATTGATTTCTCGCAGCAGGAGCCACGCATCTTGGTCCATTACGCCAGTGTCTTTGGCGAATGGAAGGGTTCACAATTGGGCGGGGCACAAGAATTTGTAGACGCGTACACCAACGATCCAGCTACCGATTTCCACACAATGGTGGCTGAAATGGCACAGATCCCACGCAAACAGGCAAAAACTATTAACCTGGGAATGATGTATGGAATGGGAGTTCGCAAACTTGCGGAGCAACTGGATCTGGAAATCGACGAAGCGAAAGGGCTAACCGAGCAATACCATGCTCGCGTGCCTTTTGTGCGACAATTGATGCAAGGCGTGTCACGGTCCGTGGACAAAAAAGAAGACGGCTCCATTCGCTCGCTCAAAGGACGTAAATGTCGTTTTGATATGTTCGAGCCCCTTGGCTACGATTTGAAGAAAGCGTTGCCGAAAAAGGAAGCAAAGATCGCTTACGGGGACACGACTCCTCTGCGCCGTGCATTCACGTATAAGGCCCTTAATCGATTGATTCAAGCCAGTGCAGCGGATATGACCAAACAAGCTATGGTGGACCTCTACGAGGCTGGAGAACGACCGTTGCTACAGGTTCACGATGAACTGGGATGCAGTGTGCGCGACGAAGACCACGCCCGGCGGATCAGAGAAGTGATGGAGAACGCCATCGAACTGCGGGTTCCGAACAAATGTGACATCGACATGGGCCCCAGTTGGGGCGAAACGAAAGAAATAAAATAACTTGCGATAATTCGCATAGGGTCCTATACTGCACGTCATGGATACAGAAAAATGGAAATCAGTCCTTGTGCCAGTCCCGGTTTACCGGGAAATTAAGGCAATTGCAAGCATGGAAGAACGAAGTATCTCTGGACAATTGCGTAAAATTTTTAAAGAATGGCAAGAAGATCGCGTTGCCGAAGCACGGCAATTGGATCAACACTAGGTTCATTACTGGTGGCGCTGTTAGAACGATCCTCCAACAGCGCCGCTATTACGGGGGGCCTGTTAGCCCAGGTTACCCCCGACTTTTAAATCCAAGACGTAACAGGTCGGTATCCGGTTACGTTTTGTAGGTCAAGGCAACAAAACAAAGTCATTTTTGTTTCCGAGCCTTGTTGGCTCGTTCCCGTCCGAGTGGCCGAAAAGGCGGGTAACTTTATTTAGTTGCACACTTCTTTTTCTTTTGCTACGGTTCTTATCGAACCAACCCCTAGCTGGTTCACCTCAAACCAACCCACATTCCCCGTGGGTCCCCTTTACTGCGCCTTCGGGCGCAGTATCTTTTATGCAGTAAATTTTTTACACTAAAAGAGACTAAGGATATTTAAGACTGTCCTTTCGGACTCGCTTGGCCCACGAGTAGTCAAAACGGGCTTTACTTTTTTTCAGTAATCCGCAAATAAGTGATCTGGTTTTTTTAAGTCGTTTCTGCTTATTTTCAAAAAAGCTTTTTGTTTTACGCTTAAATACCGTCCTTCTTTCTTTGCAAACTTTACTTTTTTAAGTTTTTCTTGGTGTTGCGTTACATTTTGTTGAAGAGGTTGTTTTGAAAGCCGAAAATATTCTTGGTTTAAAATGGTAAGTACCCTATGAGTGTCTTCCACAACCCTGTGAGAAACGTTGCTTTCAAAATAAAGCTGGTGTTGATCTTCCCATTGTTCCGCTTTCTTTAAAATTTTCGGGTCCACTACATGCCACGTCATTCCGTCGCAGACTTCTGAATTTCCGGTGGTGTTTTTGTTGGGTAATTCTTGGCTACGGTCTTCGCGCCAAGGCGTTCGATGCCAAGTTTCTACGCAAAAATTACAACTCTTTCTTCTCCCATGCCAATTAGACGATACTTTTCTTACCCCGCAAGTCTCACAGATTAAAAGAGCGTCAATCCCCATCACATAAACCCCAAGGTGTAATCCCAGTCCACACCCAACAACACAAAAACAGCTACCACTGTTATGTCATACCGGTATTTTTGTAAGAAAACTAGCATTTACTTCCTCCAACACACAAATTGTGCAACTCGGAGCGTCCGTTTGCGTTTGTTTTGCAAAAACCTCCTCGTGATAATACCTGTTTGCTTCTGCCCGAGTGGAAAAGGGACCAATGACCTTGGTCCCCTTCGGCTCGACGTAAAACACCAAGACATAAGAATCGGTCATGCGTCGTCAGTCCAGTACATCTCGTTAACCGATGCCTCGATGTGGACAATGGCTTCGTCCGATTTGTTGTACGCCGACCGCAGCCCACGCACCAGCGGTTCCAATACCTCGGCCCGCCGCTCAAACGACATGCGCTCGTATACGTCATATTCAATGTTGATCGGAATGCGGGTCAGCAACAGCTTCTTGTCGTCCGTGCGGTCCCGGTGACCGTATACAGGGGTATGCCGCTCGACATAGACGTCTACACCCAAGTCCCGGCGTTTGTGCATGCCGTGCAACGACGGGTCACAGATCTGGAAGACCGGGCCTTTGGTTTCCTGTGCGTCAACCTGCTGCTCAAGCTCAAAAATCTTGCTGCGAAGTTCTTCTTTTTCCTGATTCCCACGCACCAAATGTTTGACGCGAAACTCTTCCATTTCACTGGAAGTCTCAATGTCAGCCTTCAACTTCACGATTTTCTTTTCCAACCGCTTGATTTTCTTCTCAAGCTTCACTCTCTCGTCTTTTAAAATCATTTCCTAGCTCCTTTTTTAGTTGCGTTTCGGTTGGCGCTTCGCCACGACCGATACGATTTTTGCGCCTCGCGGCACGTGTTTTTGAATGTCTGAAAGAAAAATTCCCCTCAATTCCGCTGATTCAACGCCGTCGCTTGTCTGGTACAGCACGCTAACGTTAAAAATTCCCCGCTCCACGGCTAAGGCTCCCCCTCCGTAGGAGAACCTTTGATCTCTTCGAGCGCCGCCAACCATGAGGATTTCACTACCGCGTCCAACCGTTCACGGTCCGCGGCACTCAAGTGCTTCTCCAAATTTGGGATCGACATACCCAGCGCATCAATCCCATACTTTTCGGCAAATTCCTCCAGAAGGGTTAACAAAGTCGGCACCGCTATTCCCCTAATTGAGGATTTAAATGTCGCTTGGCTACCGCCGACACAATCTCAGCCCCAGGCGGCACGTGCGTTTGAATCTCAGACAGGGGTATCTGATTTATGGCGCGTTGTTTGATCTCTTCCCCAACTTTGTAAACGACTGTGATATCAAATTTCCCCACCTTCATACTCCGTCTACTCCGACGTTGATCTGGATACACGCGCCGTTCATCGTGGCGTCTTGCACCCGATCACCACCATCGGGAACAAACACCCAAAGCCTGTGGCTTTGCTGCGTGATCAACTCTGCAAGCTCCGCGTTAGATAACGAGTTGCCAAGCTCTAGAATTTCTTTGTGGTCAATTTCTTTGTTCATTTTTCCCCCTTGGTTAATTTGCCATAAAGCATATCAGCGATCTGGTTTCCAAAATCCGCTTGCTGCATGGCTTTCAACGCCATCAGTCCCGCTGCTGCGTTGGATAACTCCGGAAATGACCTGTCAAACGCCTCGGTATCTTCTTCCGCAGCCTCGCCGTCCAAGAACGACTTGGCGTCCTGCATTGCCTCAATTAGATCTTTCGTCCGGCAATCCTCGGACACGTCCGCATCGACCTGCATAAACAGGTCAGCCAAACGGTTCCTTGCTTCTTTTAGTTGTTCTTCCATTACACAGCCTCCTGTAACGCAGTGACGTTGATCTCGTCAGTGGTTAGATGAGAGTACTCGGGGTTGCGGGTCACATTGGCACACAACATGACATTCCCCGACGCATCGCGCTTAAAGGTGAACGCGACGGTGTCACCCTCGGCAGCTTGCTCACGTAGGACAGGAGCGGGGATGTTGTACCGCTTGTCCTTGCGTCCGTTCTTGCCTGTCACGACATAGAACTTGATTGTCGTTTCGGTGCCGTCCGGAAAATGCAAAGGCAGTTCTTTCTTGTTGCCATTCGTCATGGCGTCAAAATCAACGCCGAGCAACCGCGCCAAGCGGACCAGCTCTTTAAAGCAGTCCGGGTTTCCTTTGTCGATCATAGTCTTGGTCAGCGTCTTGCTGACCGGTGGTATCAATAGATCCATTTCAGTCTTCCTTTTGTTGATTTAGCAAACCTGCATTTCTACCAGTTTGCATTCGTTATCTTTCGCCCAGTTCGATACCTTCTTCACGGCATCGGTCCAATTGACCGCGCCATCCGCGAAGATTTCATCAAAACTGTAGCCGTCCTTGTCCTCAAAAATACATACCGCGTTTGAGTCTTCTTCCCACTTGCCAAAACACGAGATCTCCTGACCGTCGTGCTTGATTTCAGTTCTTTTCATCATTTGTCCTTTTGTTGTAGCTCATCGAGCTTGGTGTTAACGTCTTGGAGAGTGGACTGGATGTCACGGATCACGGACCAGAGTTCTTTGACTTCTTCTTCTGACAACGTCACTTTGATCTCGATCTTTTCCATACCTTTCTCCAAAAACTTCAACCGATAGTAACGGCATATAAGAAAGGATGCAACCCCTCTTATATGAAAAACCTTTGATTACTCAGGGTTGACCTGTATAAGATGATATGTTAAAATATGGGACGGCCATGAAACCTTTGTCGAAACCGACCTTTTCGATTGTTCTTTGACCAGCGGCAGCCCCGGCAGCCGATACAACTAAATCTAGCGAGGAAAGAGATGAGTTTAGAACGATTAAATGATTACTTTAAAATCCTAACACCAAAAGCCACAACTATCCCTGCGTTCGTTCACAACGACGGAGGCCGAAAGGCAGCCGGGTATAAAGGCGAAACAGGCGACTGTGTTTGCCGGGCCGTGGCCATCGCAGCAAGGCTACCCTACCAGCAAGTCTACGACAGACTGGCAGAAGGAAACGCCAAGCAGCGTAAATCAAAACACGATAAAGGTGAAAGAACCCGGACAGCACGTAATGGGATTTCTACCACCCGAAAGTGGTTCAAGGATTACATGGTCGAACTCGGATTTGTCTGGACTCCAACCATGCAAATCGGCAGCGGGTGTCAAGTTCACCTCAAAGCCGACGAGTTACCATCCGGGCGTCTGATCTGTAACGTGTCCAGACACCAAGTGGCAGTAATAGATGGAGTTATTAACGACGTCTTTGACTGCTCCAGAGAGGGAACCCGATGTGTGTATGGGTACTGGCAAATTTTAAACTAAAACAAACCAAGGGGCTTCGGCCCCTTTTTTGTTAATTCGCCTATCTATATAGTACTTTCTGAGTAAATTACTTTTTTAAAAAACAAAAAATGAAAAATGGCGGTACTGGTGGGGCCAGCGGGACAGCCCAGTAAAACCGCGGCTTTCAGCGGTCCCGGTGCCGTCCCGGTGAGTTTTATCGCGGGACTATTTTGTTAAATCGCGTATTCACATAGGAGTTTTCAGGAGATCTTGTTTTTTTATTTTTTATTTTTGTAGAAAAGTACTATATGGGAAGCCGTTTAAGTAGGGTAAGATAACCCGCATGGCTAAAAACATAAAAAAAGTAGAAACTCGGGGCCGCCCTTCGGTCAGCGAGGCCACCCGACTGACCGGGAAGCAGTTCAAGTTTGTTGAACTGGTTGCGACGAGGGAGGGTCAGGACACCTTGCAAAATTTGGCCGTGGAAGCTGGGTTCAGTGTGAAAGGTGCCAACACCCGAGCCTATGAACTGCTAAACCCCAAAATTTGTCCACACGTGGTCAAAGCTTTGCGCGAGCGCAGGGAGCAGTTGGCGGTTAAATACGAAGTCAATTATGCGAGGCACATCAAAGATCTCCAGAAGATTCGAGACGAAGCTTTAGTCAATGGCGCGTACAGTGCCGCAGTTCAGGCCGAAAAGGCCCGAGGGTTGGCTCAAGGCAATATCTATGTGAATAAAAGTGAGGTCCGACATGGGTCGATTGATTCCATGAGCAAAGAAGAAGTTCAAAAAGCCTTGGTTGAGCTTAAGAAACAGCTTGGGGAGAAAGTGATTGAAGTTGAGCCAGAACGAGTCGAAGTTTTGGAAAACGCTCAAGTGGCACATTGAAAAATCAGGTGCGGACGTTGTTCTGACTCGCATTGAAAACTCCCAAACCCCTGGCATTCCCGATTTACTTTTTTGTGACACGAAACGCAACCTTCATCTAATCGAACTAAAAGTGACCTCCGGATGGAAGGCCAAGCTCAGTCCTTTCCAGATTAGTTTTGCCGTGCGGCACCGCGGCGCTAAGGTGTGGACGCTGGTGCAACAGAACTTAGCGGCTGATCCGGAAATTCATCTGTATAGTTCTGATCAAACACTGCGACTGGTGGAGCGAGGCATGAAAAAAACAACCCCTTATTTGACTTTCACTTTGCCGTCCGGAATCGATAATTTTTTAAAAGCGATTGAAGGGTATTAGAATTTAGTATAGGATAACTCCTATCTCAGAAACTTAGGTAATTATGGTATGGACAATCAATGTTTTGGTTATTAAAAAAGGTAGAGGAGTTTTTTTCTGGTGAAAAAAAACGTATAGAAGATCTGGCTCAGCTGAAAAATGCAGAAAAATTGCAGCATTACGAGGAAAATAAGAAAATGTGGAAAAATTACGTCTCTGATCGCAAAAAAGAACTGCACGAGCTTTCCTAGTGTGCCGCCAAGCCGTAGCCGATGCCGACAACGCTTGGATGAAGTCGGCCGGGTGGGGAGAAATTTAAACGGTTAGCACTTGATTTGGGCGGGGTCTAGGTATACGATAGATCCCACACCAATAAACACGAGTGTATAAATGAAATTGCTTGATACTGGTTTGGGAAACACCAAAATAAAAAAGACCCAAAACTTCAAAAATCCTTTCGGGAAACCTTTTAGACTTGCGTCTTTATCCCTATGGCCCGATGACAGAATCTGTGCGGGCAGCTTGCTTGCGGATTGTCGCGAGGGTTGCTTGCGATTAGCCGGGCGGGGTCGTATGCGTAATGTGATCGCCGGTCGGCAAGCTAAAACCGAATTGTTTCATAACGACCCGGAATTATTTCTTGCAACGTTCGAAAACGAATTAGAAAATTTTCAGAAAGTTTGTGATCGTGATGGGTTGTTGGCCGTGGTTCGTCCGAATACGATCTCGGATATTCCGTGGGAGAAATACGACCTCCCACAGAAATTTCCCGAAATGATTTGGTACGATTACACGAAGATTGCGCACAGACTTGGCCGCACTCCGGAAAACTATAAACTGATGTTTAGTTATAGCGGGGTCGAGCGATATCAGAACCAAGTTAAAAAAGCTTTGAAAACCGAGGTGCCCTTATCGGTAGTTTTCAATGGTCCGTTTCCTAAAACCTTTTTAGGTCGTGACGTAATCGACGGCGACCGATCCGATCTGGTTAATCTATACGCGGGTCCGGTTATCTTAGGATTGAAAGCGAAAGGCCCAGCGAAACAAGATACTACTGGTTTCGTGGTTCACACTAATTTGGCAACGATGGCCGCCTGACAATTTATGCCCAGGTGCTAAAACCTCTCCGTTTATTCCCCGGTTCGCCGGGCTTTTTTTTGTCTGCTAAGTATGCGATGATCTTATATCCAAACAACAAAACGGAGAATCAAATGGAATTAACCGAAGCTAAGAAAATAACCGGGAACCAACCAACTTGGGCATTAAAGAACATGGTCAAAGCTTTAAAAATGTCCTCATGGTTAAACACCCCGGAAGAAAACCAGCGACTAATTGCCGCACAAATAATTCTATCCAATCAACTAAACGGAGAAACAAATGGAATTAATTAAAGGCGGCCGCGAATATCAAGGATATCGAGCGGGGTACCAACAGTTAATAGTTTTAGATGACGGCGTGAAATTGGTGATGATTTCGCGACCCGGATACAACGGAGACCCAAACCAGTACCACAAAGATTTATTCGCCTTTTGTGATACCGGGGAAATTTATAGCGTACATCCGGCCGAAGATGGCTTGGCCGGGGTGCGCTGGGAAGTAGACGAAGACGAACGAAACGAACTATCAAGCGTTTCGACTAGTTTTCAAAAACACGTAGAACAACAAAACGGAGAAACAAATGGTAGCTAGAACCGCGCAGGAAGAAATAAGAGATTCGGAAACTTTCGAATTGATCGAAGCCAAAATAATTGAATGCGAGTGCAAAGCGCACATACAACTATGGGATAGTTGGGCGAATGGTTGCGAGACGTGCGGCCGCGAGTATAACGGATCTGGCCAAGAGCTGGCCCCTCGGGAATTCTGGGGAGAAGAAACGGGTGAAACCTTTGTTTGATAAATAAGCGATTAGTCCTATATACTGAAGACCTCAACAACAAAACGGAGATTCGCTTGGAAGAAACAACAAAAATAAACATCACCCCGAACTGGCAAACTGTTGCCCGCATTTATACTGCGGTTATGGAAAATAACGATAAAACCACAAAACAAGGCAGAGCCGCCGTGGTAAACGCCCGCGAAGAATTGATTCGAATGGGCGCGCTGTTGGATAAACTTGAGGGTCAAAAATGAATAGATCAGTTTTGTTTCGAGAATTGGACGATACCGAGGTCCAAGAATTTCAAGAGTGGGCCCGGGCAAATCACAAGCCCGGCGATCCTATCGAGCGCGAAATCTGGCACCCTGTCCTTGTGGCCGAATGCGATCTGATCGACTCTGGCACTTTCACGATATGGTTTCAAGATGGCCATGCTCGACAGGAGTTTTTGAGTGAAGACCAAATGCGAAAGCAATCAGAGTTTTTTAGTTTTGATGCGGACGAGGTCATCATTACGGGTGAAACGTGGATCTGGGAAAACGGGGTCGAGCCTTACGACAACCCCGCAGACAACTCAGAAGATATTTGCGGCGGATGCTTTGGGGGTCAAAAATGGAACCAATAACCAGAAAAGATTACACCGATTCTGCATGGTCCCTGCGAGCGATTAATCGTAAATATCAAAAGCTAGTGGTTGGTTGGGGGAAGGCGTCGCGGCTCGTTGATTATTGGGTTGATGAGGGAGTCGTCGCGGACGATGGAATCGGCTCTAATTCGTATTTAAAACTTGCGCTTCGAAACGAAGAAAAGTTTTTTAACGATATGCTCGCAGTCGAGCGCGATTTACCCCAGCGCGAAATCGTAAATGCTCGACGCCAACTTCAACGCATCCTCGAGGAGCAATTCGCATCCTAACCGGTCCGGTCCAAACGAGCCCGGAGCGATCCGGGCTTTTTTTTGTATATCTTTTATTAGTGCAACTTTCCGAGGCCCACCGTCCGCCCGCAGCCTGAAACCTACGGAGCCGCAGCCCGCTGCAGGCGCGTTTCCTGCAACAAACGCCGCGGACAGTTCGCTCGTGAGCGGTTCTCGGGACCTAGACCCGCAAAAATGCACGCTAGACGCGGTTCTCGGGCCAATTTCCGCGGATTTTGTTCCCGCAGCGCGGACAATAAGTCACGCGCAGCGCCCGGCATTTTGCCGCGAGCCGCAGCCTGGGCACCAAGATTTGAAAGCTAACCACCTGGCAATTGATTCCCGAAATGTCAAAATATGTCCCAGCGATCCGCGAGCCGCAGCCCGGTCACCGAGTTTCGAGGTCCGAGTTTCAGCGCCCGCCGCCCGGGTCCCCCGGCCAATTGAGGCTAAACCGCGGGCCCGAAATCTGCCGCCGAGCGCCGCGGCCCGAGCGCCGCGCAGCGCGGTCTGGCGAACGTGTAAAGGTGCAGGTTCACCGCAAACAATTACCGTAAAAATCAAACAGCTTTCACTGATTAAAAAAAGTGCTATTCTTCGCCCTTAAAACGCGTTTAGGGACCCCTTTGAACCTTAGTCTAGACACTCCCGACGAAACTCAAAAACTACGCTTAGAGTTACGTTTAAAACAGCTTGAGAAGCTGGAATCCTGTAAAAATGAATTCATTCCCTTTGTCCGTAGCATGTGGCCCGGGTTCATTGCAGGTCGGCACCATTACATTATTGCCGAGAAGCTTGAACAAATTGCGAGCGGCAAGTTAAAGCGTTTGATCATCAACATGCCCCCGCGGCACACGAAGAGTGAGTTTGCATCTTTTCTCTTTCCTGCGTGGATGATAGGCCGTGATCCGTCGATGAAGATCATACAGGCGACTCACACGACCGAGTTGGCGGTAAACTTTGGTCGAAAGGTTAAAAATTTATTAGAAACGGACGAATACCACGATATTTTTGAAGGTACGCAGTTATCGGTGGATAGTAAGGCGTCTGGTCGGTGGGACACGAAGTCTGGTGGCATGTACTACGCGGTGGGTGTGGGTTCGAACCTCGCGGGCCGTGGTGGAGATTTAATTATTATTGACGATCCTCACTCGGAGCAGACGGCGATGTCGGCGAGTGGCTTTGAAAATGCGTGGGAATGGTACACGGCGGGTCCCCGGCAGCGTTTACAGCCGGGAGGGGCGATAGTTCTGGTACAAACCCGGTGGTCCGAGAAGGACATGACGGGAAACTTGGTGCGTCAGATGACCCGAGACGCTAATGCGGATCAGTGGGAGGTAGTGGAATTACCGGCTATTTTGCCTTCAGGGGACCCCACTTGGCCTGAATTTTGGAAAAAAGAAGAATTAGAGTCTGTTAAGGCGTCGATTCCGCCGTATCAGTGGAACGCGCAGTATCAACAGTCGCCCACATCTGAGACGTTAGCGATTTTAAAGCGAGAGTGGTGGAAGGTTTGGGAAGGTGAGACGATTCCTAATCTTCAATATGTCATTCAAAGTTATGACACGGCTTTTAGTAAAAGGCAGACTGCGGATTACAGTGCTATTACGACTTGGGGTGTTTTTTACCCGGAAGAGGCGGGTGGACCGGCTAATCTTATTTTGTTAGATGCCAAGAAAGGTCGTTGGGATTTTCCAGAATTGAAGGAGATTGCGTTAGAATCTTATCAATATTGGGAACCGGAGACGGTTATCATTGAAGCAAAGGCGTCTGGGACCCCTTTGACGCAGGAATTACGTCAAGTTGGAATACCGGTAGTAAATTTTACGCCGAGCCGTGGGAATGATAAACTTTCGAGGGTTCATGCTATCTCTCCGTTATTTGAAGCTGGTATGATCTGGGCTCCGGATGAATCTTGGGCGCATGAGGTAATTGAAGAGTGTGCGGCGTTTCCTAACGGGACGCACGATGACCTGGTAGATAGTACGACACAGGCTTTGATGCGATACCGGCAAGGGAATTTTGTAAGTTTGCCCAGTGACGACTGGGAGGATCACGGTAACGGACAACTAATATCGGCGGCATCTTACTATGGCTGAACAAGTAGACTTAACCCCGGCAGAGATTCTGGCACGTCAGCGAATGTTTGAGGAAGCGTTAGCGCGGCAAAATGCGGATGCCGAGCTTTTTGGCAGGGTAAACGACCCACGGCCTCCGGAACAACCGGCGGACCCATCAAAAGTTGCTCGTGGCATACCGGAAGCTGAAGAAAACCCCATTACACAGATTTTAAGTCCTTTCATGCCCTTTGAGCGTGACGTAATCAAAGAGCCCCAGTCTACTTTTGAAACGATTCAGCGGTATAACCCCGGTGGTCTGGATGGTGAAGCGTTCGTTGAGGAAGACGTTCGTACCAGTTACAAACCCGGTGAGTACGGTCCCAGACGGTTCGCAACGCCTCCGATTGTTGATTCGATCAGTGGTGGGTTAAAGTTTGGTGACCGCCTGTTGTTCGGTGACGACAAAGAACAGACCGAGGCTCGTGAAACAGTACGTCAGGGCATAGGTTCTTTACCGGAGTTACCCAAGGCGATTGTTGAAAGTGTGATGGGCGGCGCAGAAAACGTGGCCCGCGGAAACATCACTACGAGGGATGCAGAAGGCAACATTACCCGTCCCGGCCAGTTTGCCGAGGGCCTTGCCATGTTCCCCGCAGCACGGATGCTCACTAACGTACCAGAGAACTCCTTTAGTGTTTTTGGCGGTCCTGGTTCTGTTACGGGTAGACAAAAGATAAAAGAACACGAAAGAATTATTTATGAAGACGGTATGCCAGAAGAACTGGCGTCAAAATCGACTGGGGTATTTATTGGTGCGGATGGTCAACCTCGCGTTTATTTAGGTTCTATTGAAATAAATAATTCAGCCTTAAACAAAGCAGCGGGTTTGACTGGAAGCATTCGCAATAGTCGTGTAGACGAACCCATCGCCCTGTTGCCTTTAAAACAGGCTTTGGACCCCGAAAGATCTCAAGTGTTGTTGGAATACCCGGAACTACAAGATGTAAATTTAGTATTGGTTCCTACTAAAGAAGGGATTGCTCCAAACGCAAAAGCGGTTATGGATGGATATCAACAGGCGGCCGCAAGACTTTATGGAATGCCCGACATAAAGTTGGCAGGACGCAGGGATTTAATCACCGATAATTTTTACGACCCGGTTTCGAATACTATTTATGTTCGCCATGACTATGAAAGACGTGCAGACGGCGTGGAAAGTTTCGAAGGTTTAGCTGATCACCAAATACTCCGATTTGAACAACAGGAGGTAGCGTTAAACCAAAAAATAGGGGAGGGGATTCAAAACTATATACAACAAAGAGAAGGGTTTGCCCCCGTAGAAACCGTTCCGGAGGTTATGAAGGAGTTATCTGGAAATTTAGTTTATAGAGATCGGTTGGAAGCTTTGGTTAGTGAACTAGATCCAAAAGTCGCACAAACAATTTTAAACGATAAAAACGAAGCTATTGAAACTTTTAAACGTTCAATCTTTAACCCTTTAGAAAACGATTATAGCGAAAAAGTAAGAGACCTTAATAAAAAATCAAACCATGAAAAGGTATATGCGTCCCACAACCCTTTCCGTGCTGAAACCCTAGCCGACAAATTTTCTGCGATGTTTGTTGGTTCGCCAAGAAATCGCGAGTACATGAATAAAGAAACATCTTTAGAAAATTTATACGGGACAAACTTTTGGATAGACAATTTTAGCGACGAAACAACCAATAAATTAACTGAAATTTTTGCAGGGTCCCCTAACCACGTTTTAAGGTTATTAAACAACAACACTTTTGGAGCCAATTCTTCCGCAAAACTTAGAGCCGCCGCTAAAATAATTCGAGAAGCCCCTGAGTTTCGTAGACCTGGGTCTGACTCTTCAACGGCCCGGCTAAGTCCGCGTCAGTTTAAGACTTTAGAATCTTTTTTTCCAAAAAAAGTTGACAACAAACACCTTACAGAAGACGCAGCAAGAAGAGTAATTGAATTAGAAACTGCGGCAGATTTGTATTTAGAAGTACCGGAACAGTCTTTTAAAGATCTTTTTGATACGGTCGTAAAAGCAGATGAGCAGACGTTTTTGTACCGACAAGCGTTATCATCTTTGGGTAGGACCAATACAGGGGTAAACGTTTTATCTACATCAGGTAGTGTGTCAACACCGAAAACCTTTGCTCCCGGCGCAGAAGAAATTAGGTTAGCGTCTGATCTTTTAAGTCCAAAAAGGAAACAAGAGTTGTTTGGAGATGCTGAACCGTCGGCAGCGGCGTTGGAAATGTCTTTGCGTGATCCCGGTTTAATTTCAAATCAGATGCAACTTTTAACCCCTGCGGCAAAACAAGCGTACAGAAAAGGAGAACAATATTCCGAGGATTTAGCTACGCAAGCCAGAGAACGGGGGATAGATCGTTATGACCCGAATAACCCGTTCTTTTCCCGGTTAGATAAATCGTTGGAAACTATAAAACGAGACACTGGAAACGCAAAAGAATGGGTAAAAGATTTGCGAAAAAAAGCAATGGGGCAAGGGGTCACTGAGAGAGAATTCGAAATTTTAGGAATAGACGAAAAAATAAAAGAAATTGGCCGTGTATTAGAAACTCATACTAACGGTAAAATAGATAAAACAGATGTATCTTTACTTTTACAAACTATTGATCGCCCTATTGAAGTTGTTGATTTGTCAAAGACAGACCCTTCTTTAAACCGCGACTACCGAACAACGCTTTTAGGCGGTGGACCTGCGACGCAAAACAGCAAAACGATTATTTGGAAACAACCTCCAAAAGAGGGCGATAAAACGTTTTTTGGTGAACACCACTGGAACGCGGGCCCCACATATTCAAAAGTATTTGATTTGACTCCAATCATCCTGGCTGGAAAAGACCCGGAATTTAAACATCCAAATACTTTCATGCACGCTAGAACTACCCTGCGAAAAGATAGAGATGAAGAACATTTTTTACTAGAAGAGTTACAATCGGAGGCGTTGCAAAAATCAGGAAAATCTGGCGACGTTCCATTGTTAAAAGATTTAGACGCTGCGCGAATGCTTGCTGTTGAAACCCTGCTGTTAAAAGCAGCGGAAATGGATTCTGATACATTCTCTATCGTGCCGGGCTACGCGCAACAATATATACAAAGACAAGACTATGACGAAATCACAGAAAAAGGTACAAACTACGGGCCACAGTACGACGAGAAGCTACCTGCTGTTTTGAAAAAACTTGCAAAAAGATACGGAGCGAAATACGAAGAAAAGGTTCCTATTCTTGTAGAAGACGGTCGGGGAAAACCCCTTTCTAAAGACGCCCTTGAGGCAGGAACCGATATTGAAAGAAAGTTTTTAAATGCCGCAGAAATAATGTTTGACGAAAACACAGGCGAAGGTGTTTATGTTATGGCTAGGGGTATTAGACTGGACGCGGACCTAAAAGAAAAAATAATAAAAACACAAATTGGTCGGGCATACGGTGGCGAGGTACATAGCTACGCAAAAGGTGGTATGGTATCCAACATGAGACGACCTGTTATTTCCCGTGGGCTATCTAGTTTAATCCGCAATTACAGTCAGGGACCCCTGTCCCGGCAAGATGTTCCACGTGAAACATTGCCGGTTGGTATGCGGACCGGTGGAAGAGTAGATGGTGGTTTAAGCAGAGCCCAACAACGAGCAATAGCGGCGGGTGTGTTGCAGAGGGACGACTTGAATTACACAAACCCCAATAATTCAGAGTTTGCTTTTTTTGGTGATACGGATGCTTCGGCCGGGTTAATGCGGGAAAGTGACGCTTTTACCGGGGAACGAAGCAATCCTACGCAACAACGAATTGAAGATTCGCCCGCGAGTCCTCCTATACAAGAAAAAGTAGAAGACGTAGTGGTTCCGGCTAACGAGCCTTTTGTCACTACAGCAGACCCTGTTGTTATTCAGCCAGACCCTGTTGTTATTCAGCCAGACCCTGTTGTCACTACAGCAGACCCTGTTGTCACTACAAACTTTGCAACACCGCAACCTCCGCCGCCACCCATTACTACCGGAGAGCGCGGCACACCGCCGCAAGAAATGGCCCGAAGAGCCGCGGAAGCTGAAGCAGAAAGAATTAGAGTAGCGCAATTGGCGGAACAACAACGAATACAAGCCGAGCAAGCGGCAGCCGCGGAAGCCCAGCGTGCCGCAGCGGTTGCTGAACAAGACCGGTTAGCGGCAGAACAGTTGGCGGCAGAACAATTGGCCGAAGAACAAGCTAGACAGCAACAACAAGAGCAGATTGCTTTACAACAAATGCAGCAGCAACAACTGGCGGAACAAGAAGCCGCTCAGTTAGCGGCGCAACAAAACATAGATTCGCAGGTTTCTGCGGCGGAACAACTAGCAAATCAGCAAGCCGCGGACCGTGCGGCAAACGAAGCCGCTATTTTAGCAACTCCGGACCCTACGCCCGTGTTCCAGCCGCCAGCACCGAGCACGGTAGATCGTGGCAGTTACGGAGTACCCCCAGAAGAAGGGACTCAGGTAGTCGATCCTAACGCGCCTAATTTCTTGGTAGCGGACATGATTGACGACTACACTAGCGGATACAGTTCTTCGCAAAACTTGAAAATTAAACCGACGGTTTATCCTTATCAGGAAGGGGCGGGAGGCGCAGACGTTTACACGGCTTCTGTGTTCCAGCCGATGCCTAAGTTAGATTTTGGATCGAGCACTTCTGAGGAAGGTGAGGGGGACGATTCCCAGGCTTCCGGTGGCGGCCCTGAAATAAACTGGGACATTGGTTCTCAAGGGGGTCGGACAAACGGGTCGTATGTTACCCTGCCTACCGGTCAGAGAATTTGGGTACCTGATTATGCAACTTCTGCGGCAAACACCCAGAACGCAGAGTCTGCGGTGGGTGAATTTGGGCTAACGGAAAACCAACGATACCAATGTCCTGCGAATTACAACCTAGCTTTTGAGGGCGGTAAACCTTATTGTGCCAGAATTGATAAGTCTCAGTGGCCCTCGGGCGGTAGAGAACGCGCTATGGTAAGTAATCTTCCTTCGCGGACCGAGGTACAAGTTGTTGAAACTAATCTACCGGGGACAGAAACTCACGAATACGCGCAGGGCGGCCCTGTCCAAAACTTCAATTATGGAGGGTTTGTAAATAGGTCGTCGCTGCAACAACAACGGCAGCAAGCGCCCCGGGGACCTTTTGGACAACCGGCGTTCCAGAGGTTCGGGCAGTATCAACAACCTCAACAGCAACTAATGCCTCAACATCGACCTCAACAACCTCAATTTATGCCGCAACCTCATCAACTTCAGCCTGGTCATCAAGGGCATATGACTGTTGGTCGTCCCATGCCACCTCCGCCACAGTTGAAATTAGGCAACCTCACACCCACGCCCGGCGGCCCGCTGGATACGCAACCGGGATTTCTAGGAGGCGGCGACGATAGGTTTATGCCCATGGTGTCTAGTGCAGATATGGGTCTAAATGGACGGCCCTCTGTAGACAACACCGGCAAGTTCATGGACAACGTAACCGGGGAGATTGTAGATCGAAGGGCTGGACCCGACACTTTTACAGCCGGGTTTCAGGGCGGTCAAATGGGACCCCCCCAACAAATAGGGCAGGTAGCCGAACCCAACACGCAACAACTGGCTAGTCAGTTACAGAACGTGACACAGCAGGTTAACCAGTTAAGCTCACACTTGGGCGTAAGTGGAGGGGGTATGACGCAAGGCCCGTCTCAACAGTATATGGGAAGTGGCGGTTCTCAAGGTTATCCACAGGCTGTTATGCAAGGCGGCATCGGCAATCTTTTGGGTAATTTGCGGCCGGGACCGCCTCCTCCTCAAGTAAAAGCAACGGGTCCAGCACGTCCTCCTATGTTTCAACATTTTAGGTAAATAATTATGGCAAATGGTGATAGACCCCCAGTTTCGTTGATGGACCGTGAAGGCGGTATGCTGTCCGAGGAAGACGTTGAAGCAGTAGAAATAGAAGCATTACCTAATGAAATGGCACGTATTACCGACGTAGAAGGTATAGAAATAATCCAAGAAGACGACGGCGGCGTTACGTTAGACTTTGATCCGTTCACGAATCGAGAACGCGAAGACGATTTTTACGATAACTTAGCCGAGTTTGTGCCCGATAGCGTGCTACAACGGGTTTCTAACGATCTTTTAGAGCAATACCACTCCAACAAAGCGTCAAGGCAGGATTGGGAAGATGCGTATTCCAAGGGTCTTGAACTGTTGGGTTTTAGTTACGAAGAAAGAACAGAGCCTTTTAGGGGCGCAACAGGGGTCACTCACCCTCTTTTAGCCGAAGCAGCCGTGCAGTTTCAAGCACAAGCTTTTAACGAGTTGCTGCCTTCTCAAGGACCTGTACGAACCGCAGTTATGGGCGCACAGACTAAAGAAAAAACAGAACAGGCGTCTCGTGTTAGAGATTTTATGAACTACTACATTACTACCGTAATGCAGGAGTACACCCCTGAAGTTGATCAAATGTTGTTTTATTTACCGTTGGCGGGTTCTACTTTTAAGAAAGTTTACTTTGACGACGCATTAGGCCGCCCTGTTTGCAAGTTCATACCGGCAGAACATCTGATAGTCCCTTACGAAAGCAACGATTTAGAAACTTGTCCTAATATTACTCACGTTGTCCGCATGTCGTTAAACGATTTGCGTAAGCAACAAGTCAGTGGTTTTTATCGAGACATAAAAGTTCTTCCGTCTCAGTCAGAAAGCACAGGTTTGTCCAGTGAAATTGATTATATTGACGGTGAAACAGCTTCTGGCGTTGATTACGATTGCACTTTGCTCGAATGTCATGTGGATTTAGACCTTGAGGGGTACGAAGAGGTTGACGAAGATGGCGAGGAAACCGGTATTAAGGTGCCTTATCTCGTTACTATTAGTGAAGATAACGGAAAAGTGCTGTCTATTCGTCGAAATTACCTTGAAGAAGACCCTTTAAAGGTAAAAATACAATATTTTGTTCATTATAAGTTCCTTCCCGGGTTTGGTTTTTATGGTATGGGCTTAATTCACACGATTGGCGGCCTCTCTAGGACTGCAACTGCGGCGTTAAGACAATTAATTGATGCCGGAACGCTTTCTAACCTTCCCGCGGGATTCAAAGCTCGTGGATTACGCATTAGAGACGATGATGACCCGTTACAACCGGGTGAGTTTAGAGACGTGGATGCCCCCGGAGGGGTTATACGGGATAGTTTGATGCCGTTGCCTTTTAAAGGCCCGGATCAGACGTTGTTTCAACTGTTAGGATTTGTAGTAGAGGCTGCACAACGTTTTGCCACGATTACAGACATGAAAGTAGGGGATGGCAACCAATCAGCGGCGGTAGGAACTACTATAGCCATGATTGAACAGGGTGCCCGAGTAATGAGTGCGATCCATAAACGCCTACATTACGCCATGAAAATAGAATTTAAGATACTAGCGCGAGTTATGGGAGAAAGTTTACCGCCTGTTTACCCCTACGAGCTTCCAGGGGTTGATCAATCGGTAAAAGCGACTGATTTTGACGATAGGGTTGATGTATTGCCCGTATCCGACCCGAATATTTTCTCGCAGAGTCAACGTATTGCTTTAGCACAAACCGAATTACAAATGGCGATGCAAGCCCCTGAAATACACAATATACCGGAGGTTTACCGGCGAGTTTATGATGCATTAGGCGTTAAAAACGTTGATCAAATACTTCGAGCGGACACCCCCGATGAAATAATTCCAAAAGATCCTGCTAGAGAAAACATGGATACTTTGGAAAACGTACCTTTACAGGCTTTTAAAGGTCAAGACCACATGGCGCATGTTCAAGCCCACTTGATCTTTGCTACTGGGGGAACGGCAGCGGCGATGCCTCAAGTTGGATTATCTATCCAAAAGCACATTTTAAATCATGTGCAGATAATGGCGGAAGAACAAGCGGAGCAAGCTTTTGCCCAGCAAAACCCCAACGTTGCATTACAAAACCAAGAAACAAACCAGCCTTTCCAGTCAATGGTAGCGCAATTTATAGCGCAAACGATGCAACAAGTAGTTCAAATGGGTCAACAGCTGCAACAGGCAGGGCAGCCGCAAGAACCACAAGGGCCCGATCCGTTGATTGCTTTGAAAGAACAAGAATTGCAATTAAAAGCTCAACAAGAACAAAACGACGTTTCTCGCGAGCAACAGGAGATAGAACTAGAAAGGCAGAAACTCGCGCAGCGTGAATCTAATTTCCAGCAACGGTTACAAAGCCAAGAGGGGCAAACCGAGGCTAGAATACAAGCCGGTATAGAAAGAGAACGAATGAAACAACGAGGTAATTGATGAGAACTGTAAAATTTAATGGTAGCCCACCACCCGAGCCGCCAAAGCCTACAAAAAAAGCTGAGATAAAGGGGCAAGGAAGCATTCCGTATGCCCAAGCCAAGGAAGAAAAAACCCCTAACACGGAGTTTGCTAAGATTACTCATGGTAAAAAACGTGGAATGGGCGCAGCTTTACGTGGTGGACGCTTTACTATTGCTTAAAAACTGCGATAATATCAGAGTTGCTCAGACAGTAAACGATAGGTAAATAGTTGGACGATCTGGATGTTGTGCAGTTTGTACAAAAAACGTTAAAGGGTCGCAAAACCCAAATTCAACAACTCATGGTTGATGGCGGGATTAAAGATATGGAACATTACAGAGAATGCATGGGTGAGATCAGGGCGTGTGATTACACTTTGGTTGAACTCTCTGAAATGCTAAAAAAACAGGAAGAATTAAATGCCTGAAACGAATGAAGCGTCAGAATTATCTGATTGTTACGTCGCAGAAGAAGAACGGGTTTTAGACCCTTCTTTAGTAGATGTTAGTGTCATTGAACGTCTTCCACAACCTACGGGATGGCGTATTCTAATTGCTCCTTTTAAGCCTGCTCAAAAAAGTGCGGGCGGTATTCTTTTAAGCCAAAAAACGCTAGAAGAAGACGTTGTTCAAACTCAAGTAGGCTACGTGCTCAAAATGGGTCCGTCTGCTTATTTGGATAAAAAACGATATCCGACCGGAGCGTGGTGCAAAGAACGCGAATGGGTGATTTTTGCCCGTTATGCGGGTTCCCGGTTTCGTTTAAATGGCGAAAAAAAGTCAGCGTTTGGCAGCGAAATACGCATATTAAACGATGACGAGATACTAGGAACTATTTTGGACCCTAATGACATACATTTTAACTAAGGAGCGGTTTTATGGCAGAGGTAACCCCTAAACACCAAGCCGACGACGGCCAAATCGATTTGGAATTCACGGAAGAGGCGCAAGACGTTATAATAGAAGAAGAGGAAGGAACCACTTCTTCGGAGCAAGAGGTTGTTCTAGAAACCGAAGACGAGCGCGAAACGTATAGTAAAGGCGTACAAAAACGCATTAATCAACTAACTAAACGAGCGAAAGACGCTGAAAGAGAAAGAGAAGAAGCTGTTCGTTTTGCTCAAACTGTTCAAACGGAGAACAGTTCGGTTAAGCAAAGGCTTCACAATTTAGATAAAAGTTACATTGACGAATATGGTAACCGGGTAACTTCTGAAGCAGAAAGAGCGAAAGAAGATTTAAAAACAGCCATAGAAACTGGCGACACAGATCGTCAACTTAACGCCCAAGAAAAGATTTCGCAACTTGCGGTAGCAAAAGATCGCCATGCCCAAGCTAGGGCGCAACGAGAAACTCAAGCGGCCCAGTTTCAACAAGAGCTACAGCAACAGCCTGTTTATCAACCGCAGCAAGCTCCGCAACAACAAAGACCGGACCCTAAAGCAGAGGATTGGGCGGAAAACAATAGTTGGTTTGGTCAAGATTCTGCTATGACCTTTGCTGCTTTCGGTGTTCATAAAGAACTGATAGAAGAAAAAGGTATGGACGGAACCAGCGATGAATACTATGATGCATTAGATTCGAGGATGAGGACGGAGTTTCCCCATAAATTGGGAGAAGAAGCACCGCCCGCATCCCGCCGCACTTCGCAGACAGTTGCGGGTGTATCTCGTCCTAGTAAAGGACGCGGCAAACAGGTTCGACTCTCCCCGAGCCAAGTAACAATTGCCAAAAGACTGGGAGTGCCACTTGAAGAATACGCTAAATACGTGAAGGAGTGAAAATGACAGATTCTACAGATAACGAAATGGAAGCTATCAAGAAAACTTCTCGCGCTAAGTCATCTAGAGCACAATCGGCTAGGCGTAAGCCGTGGGCTCCCCCGTCTAAGTTAGACGCTCCTGACCCGCCGCCGGGATTTAAACATCGCTGGATACGTGCAGAAACTCGTGGATTCCAAGATACGAGTAACATCACTGGACGTTTAAGAGAGGGCTACGAGTTAGTTCGCCGCGATGAATATCCGGATTTTGAAGCTCCAACTATGGAGTCGGGTAAATACGAAGGAGTGTTTGGAGTTGGCGGATTGCTTCTGGCTAGGATTCCAGAAGAAACAGTTGCAGAAAGAAACGCGTATTTTGCTTCAAAACACGCAGATCAAGTAGAAGCTGTTGAAACGGACATCCTACGTGAGAATGCACATTCCACGATGCGGATTGACAAACCAGAACGTCAATCGCGTGTTACTTTTGGTGGTCCTCGTAAGTAAAGTTTTTTAAGGAGACTTTAAAAAATGGCAAATCAAGAAACTGCTTACGGTCTACGTCCTATTGGACTAGTAGGGAGTGCTACAAATTCTAACGGTTTAACGAAGTATGAAATTGCTTCGGATAATTCCGATCCTATCTATCAATTCAGTTTGGTTGTTCCGCTTGCTGCGGGCGTAATTGCCCACGCTGGTGACACGGCTGGCGGCACTACCGCTGCGCTGGGTGTTTTGGTAGGTGTAGAGTATGTAGACTCTGGTACTAAAAAGACCGTATTTAAAAACTATTGGCCCGGATCTAACAGCGCAAGCATTGACACGAATTTTCCTGTCAAAGCTCTCGTTGCAGATAATCCGATGCAAACTTTCCAAGTTGCAAGCGATGCGTCTCTGACTAATCGCGCCACAGCACTAGCGGCTGTGTTTGCTAACGCAAGCCTGGGAACGTCTGCACGGACGGGTTCTACTGACACGGGTCGATCTAATTCAGCGTTGGGTGTTTCTACCATAGCAACTACGGCAACTCTTCCGCTTAAAGTCATGGGTATCGTCGATGACGACGCCAACAGTGATTTTTCTGCGGCAGGTATTCCGTTGATTGTGAGGATAAATTCACATTACAACTCGCCGAATGCAAGATTCGATTCACAAACCACTGCCACGACAACTGGCATTTAAGTCTAGGAGTTAATCATGCCTATTACTCGCGCACAATTGGCGAAAGAGCTTGAACCCGGCTTAAATGCTTTGTTCGGGCTGGAATATGATCGTTATGAGCAAGAGCATTCTGAAATCTTCGACGAAGAGTCTTCGGACAGAGCGTTTGAAGAAGAGGTTATGCTTTCCGGTTTTGGAACTGCCCCTGTGAAAGCAGAAGGCAGTGCGATATCGTTCGACGACGCGCAGGAGACCTTTACTGCACGTTATACGCACGAGACAATCGCGCTTGCTTTCTCAATAACTGAGGAAGCTATTGAAGATAATTTGTACGACCGCCTAGCTGCACGCTATACACGTGCTCTGGCTCGTTCAATGTCTCAAACCAAGCAAATCCGGGCTGCGACGGTCTTGAACAACGCGTTTAGCACAGGTTCACCAATAGGTGACGGTGCGGCTCTTTGTTCTGCTTCTCATCCCTCTATATCGGGCAACCAACGTAATCAACTAAGCACTGCTTCGGATCTCAACGAGACTTCGCTAGAGCAAATGCTAATTGATATTGCTGGTATGACTGATGAAAGAGGACTAAAGATTGCTGTCAGGGGAACTAAGTTAATAATTCCCAAAGAACTGCAATTTATAGCAGAAAGAGTTTTGAACTCTAACCTGCGTCCTGGAACTGCGGATAATGACATTAACGCTAGTAAAGCTATGGGAATGCTACCTGACGGTGCAGTAGTCAATCACTTCCTTACGGATACTGATGCCTTCTTCATCAAGACGGATGCGCCTAACGGCTTTAAATTGTTCCAAAGAACTCCCATCAAAACAGCGATGGAAGGGGACTTTGACACTGGTAACATGCGGTTTAAGGCTCGCGAAAGATATTCTTTCGGTGTGTCTGACTGGCGTGCGGTGTTTGGAACTGCAGGAGCATAAAACAAACTTTTGTTTGTTAATTGTAGAGAGAAAGGGCGCACGTCGCCCTTTCTTTTTGCCTGTTAAATAGGTATTCTTCATTGATCCTGACAGGGGCATACCGCGCCTGACACTAGCCACGACAGGAGATAATCATGGCGAACACAACCTTTAACGGCGCAGTCCGTTCAGAAAATGGTTTTAAGACCATTGATAAAAATTCAACAACAGGTGCCGTTACAGACGGTCTGGTAATCAACGCAGATGGTAATATCTATACTGATGATGGTGGGCATATTCAATATGCAGCAGCAACAGGGTATGGACCAGCTGATTCTATCGTAGGTAAAGGCGGGAGCCAATACGGCACAGTAGACCCATTTACTTCGGGGCTTACTCAATTATTTCCATTAGGCAGTAGATTGCTTTACGGTAATACTGTTTATGCTTATGGTAGACTAGCCGCAGTCGCTGTAACAGCGGGTAAATGTGTAACTCACGCTGCATCAATCGCACATCACTTCGACTTGACACCTACGGCTGGTGTAGCTGCTGGTGAAACTGCAATATCGGTTGAAACCGCTGGTACTGACATAACGCTTAATCAATACGCGGGTGGGTACCTGTATGTAAACGACGCTGCTGGCGAAGGCCAAATGCTTCGGATAGAGTCTAACCCAGCACACGATCACTCAGCAGACCCTTCAATCGTGATTACTTGTTACGATGATTTGGCAACAGCAATAACTACAAGCTCAAGAATAACTTTAATTCCTGATCCTCGCAGTGCTCAAATTGTTCAAGCCGCGACAACTACAGGTGCTACACTAGGTGTAACAGTTGTTGATATGGCAGCTAGTGCTTACGGTTGGTTTTCTGTTTCAGGCCCAGCTACAATATTAACTTCAGGAACTCTGGTTGTAGGTAACCACGCAGTACCACTAGGTGCTGCAGGTGCTGTTGGCCCAGCCGCAGGAGATGTTATACAAGTCATTGGTACGGTAATGATTGTAAACGTAACTACTGATTATTCGTTAATCAACCTTACGGGTATTATCTAATGTCTGGGTCTGACGTAAAACCGGTTACTATTACTGCAGACACAGTAGCCTTGGATGCCGATGGAATATCCGTAGCAGCGTCAGTTGGTAATAACGCAGCACTTACAATAGGTGGTGCGTTAGCTTCTGGCGGTTCTGTCACACTTAGTCACGGGAGGATAGTAACTATCCTCTCTGCTGGGGATGATTCTGCTAAATCTTTTACCGTCACAGGTACTGATGTTAATGGTGATTCTCAAACTGAATCAATCACAGGGGCTAATGCTGGCACAGCTACTGGGTCCAAATATTTTCTAACAATATCTGGTATTTCAGCAGTAGGTAATCCTGCGGGTAATGTCTCCGCGGGGGTTAACGCTTCTGCTGCGGATGTCATTTTTGCGGGTAGGGCTAGGTTAAAAGGATCTTTCTTAACGAGTACGGCAACTGCTGGAAATGTAGATTTTTTGACTACGTCCCCTAGCGGAACTAGTTTAATGAAGATTAGTTCGGTTAGTGATGCCGATGCGACAAGGGATGTAGTTATTCCAGAAGATGGGGTGTTGTTTACAGCGGGTATTTACATTGAATACACCGTGTCCACTTTTCTGACGATGACAGCGTTCCACGCGTAACAACTTATAACGGAGTACTTATGTCAGGTTCTAGGGTAAATTTAGGTAACGGGGGCGGCAAAAAAAAGTCTAAAGGCGGTTCCGTAATGAAAAAGTCTAAAGGCGGGTCTTTGATGAAAAAGTCTAAAGGCGGTTCCGTAATGAAAATGTCAAAGAAGAAGCCTATTGATTCTTAGTGGCGTATTTACTTAGCAACACTCCACATTTTAAATGTTGGGTGAGACGAGAATTTACGCACAACCATGAAAAGTATCATGGGGAGTTTTTGCATTGTTTGGTAATAGCCGTAAACACAGTACCTGACCGTTCTTTAAGTTTTCAGGTTGTTTTTACAGGGTGTGAGTCGGATTGCGAGGATAATGATGAAGGCAACATTCACGGTGGCGCTATGTGGGCTAGAATGCCTATCCAGGGTTTAGTTTGTGACATGCCTATGGAGGATTACCCGGAACCTATGGAAGACCATGTGGCTCAACCGTGGGACTGTGAATCTCGTAACCATTCCGTAGTTGTGCTGGATCGCGTAAGTTCTTCGCCGTGGGTTTCAAAGATTGATGGTGAATTTTATACGTCTAAGTATCTTTTTACGGTAGATTACACTGAATCAAACATTGCGGACGACTCGGCGCAGCACAAACAATCGCATGTATTGTGCATTACGGAGGAAGGCAAGTGGAAAGGAAATATAGTGGCATTACCTAACAATAGAGTTCGAGCGACTAGCCCGGCTTTGTGGGTGACTGGTGAAGGAGCCCCTGATTTTAAGCCGTCTCAATGGACTCATTCAGCGGAAGGACATCAAAGTTATTTAGATCCTTCTGTAACTTTTAACAATTTGTATGAAGAATAATGGCAACTTCAGGATCTAAAGATTTTGAACTAGATGTGGCTGAATACATTGAAGAAGCTTTTGAAAGGTGTGGGTTAGAAGTACGCACCGGTTATGACTTGAAGTCGGCAAAGCGTTCTTTAAATCTTTTGTTTGCCGATTGGTCAAACAGGGGGTTAAACCAGTGGACGATTGAACAAACTTCGGTGTCGTTAGCTGATGGAATTACGGATTATCCAGGCGGCACCCTTTCTATGACCGTAGGGGCTTCCACTAGTTTTTCAATCGCAGAAACCATTACAGGCGGAACTAGCGGAGCTACGGCTAGTATTACCAGCAAACCTTCAAGCACTTCCTTTGCTATTACGGTCCCCACGGGTACTTTCAGTAACGGAGAAACCATTACAGGCGGAACTAGCGAAGCCACTACCACTTTGTCTGCTGCCTTAGATTTATCAGATGTACAAAGTACAATAGATATTTTGTCCGCGGTAGTTACCCGAAGCGGCACAGACTTTGAAATACAACGACTAAGTCGCTCGGGTTATTTAACTATTCCCAATAAATCTCAAACAGGTCGTCCTAATCAGTTTTTTTTAAATAGGCAAATAACGCCTATTTTACAAATATGGCCCGCTCCTGAGAATAACACGGACGTTGTTACGTTTAACCGATTGACGCGTATTATGGACGCTGACGGGTATACCAATACGATGGAAGTTCCTTTTCGGTTTTACCCCTGTTTGACTGCGGGTTTAGCGTATTATATTTCTATGAAGAGAAATCCTCAATTAATGGGTGCGTTAAAAACAATTTATGAAGAAGAAATGCAACGTGCAATGGACGAAGACCGGGACCGAGCGTCTCTTCGCATTACTCCGTCTTTGACGAGTTATAGGTCTTAGTTGTGGCGTATGCAACTGGGAAAAACGCTTACGGTATATCGGACCGGTCTGGGGTTAGGTATAAATTAAACCGGATGCAAAAAGAATGGACCGGTTCTTTGGTCGGTTTTGATGAATATGAACCAAAGCAACCTCAACTGTACCCCACGCCACGGGCGGCAGATCCTCAAGCATTGAGGAATGCCAGACCAGATCGAAAAGAGCCGTTTTTTGTTTTTGTAGGCGTTCCCGTAGTGGAAATAAACCCGTTTGTTGCTGTTAGAGCAACCGGCCAAGTAGGAAATGTCACGGTGAGTACAGCATGAGTTTTACCCTAGCCACGTTAAAAACAGCCGTCAAAGACTACTGCGAAACGTCAGAAACTACGTTTGATTCTCAATTAGACACTTTTATAAAAGAGTCGGAAGAGCGAATTCTAAAAAATATTGAACTTCCTGTTTTTAGAAAAAACGTTACCGGAACAGCAGATGCGGATAACAGTTACTTACAAACTCCATCTGACTTTTTAGCGCCTTATAGTCTGGCGGTTATTAATAGTAGCCAATATGAATACCTTCTTTTTAAACATGTGTCGTTTATACGTTCATACACCCCCAACTCGTCTACGACTGGGGCTCCTAAGTATTATGGGTTGTTCGATGACGCTACTTTTATTTTAGCGCCTACCCCGGATAGTGGTTATACGTTTGAACTTCATTATAAATACAGACCCGCCTCGTTAACAGCGGGAGCGGATAGCGCCACAACGTGGTTGTCGGATAATGCCCCCGATGCTTTGTTGTACGGAACTTTAGTAGAATCGGCTACTTTTTTAAAAGCTCCAGAAGAAATTGCTCAATACGAGCAAAGGTTCGGACAAGCCATAGCTGCTTTAAAAGATTTGGGAGAGGGTTACGGAGCAAAAGATGAGTATAGATACGATATTTCGAAGGGTAGGTGATGTTTAATGCAGCCGTTGAATCAACCGTAGGCGATGTTGTTGTAAAAACAACAGATCATAGGGGGTTGTCTCCAGAAGAATTGGCGCAACGAGCTACTGATCAGATCGTTACAGTGTCTTCTGAAGCGGAACCTATAGTTCGACAACAAGCTGAAGCATTTAAAAGTCGCATTTATCATGTGGTTTTAGGTATTATTAAACAAGCAATTAAAAGCGACAGGACTACACTGTGTAACGAATTTACACAACAAGGTCATTCAGACGTTGCTAATATTTTAAGGAGGCTATAATGGCTATTACAACTGCACTATGCACTAGTTTTAAAGTAGAGATTTTAAAAGGGGTCCATAATTTTACGGCTGATGATGACCAATTCAAACTTGCTTTGTACACTAGTAGCGCAACTCTAGCCGCATCGACCACAGCTTACACCTCATCTAACGAAGCAAGCGGTACGAATTATACTGCGAAAGGAGCTTTTTTAACTTCGGTAACTCCTGTTGCTTCGGGAACTACCGCACTCGTAGATTTTAGC